CTAGGACACGACCTCCGGCCACACCACGGAGTACGGATAGCCTTCCTGCGTCGAGATGTCGCGGAGGGCCTGCTTGTATTTCAGGAGCGCCTTGTAGGTGTCCTTGGTATCGTTGGGCGTGTCGCCGGCGTCCACCTGATCCCTGTACCTGTCGATGCGCCATTGTGCCGCATTAAGCAGGTCGCTCCGCTTGTCGGCGACCTCCGCGAGCGTGGCGGCGTCCGCCTCGGCCTGCGTGAGCTGCCCTGCGGCGACCATCTCGGCGATGGTCATCTTGTCCAGCCCGAGGCCATCCTGGGCCGACGGGTCGGGGATGACTTTCATTCCGTAGGGCAGCTCTATGACGCCGTCCCGCATCTGCTCCATGTGCGTCTTGAGGACGACCTCGCCGTCGACCAGCTTCTCATAGGGGGCCAGCTTCTTGTATCCAAGCTCGATGAGCTTGGTAATGGGAAGCAGACGCCATGTCGCGGGATCGAACTCGCGGATATCCCGGCCGGAGGCCATGTCCACCCAATCGGGGATATTCGACACTAGGTAGACGCCGTCGCCCATCGAGAGGATCCTCGACGAGGCATCGCTAGTATTCGAGTCGATCTCCTCGAATCCCCCGGCGAGCTCGAGGTATGCCCTGGCAACACCAGGGGTATCGCCGGACCAGGCGTAAACTGCCTTATGATTCTTCACTATCGCGTACATCTATTGTCTCCTTTTTATGCCGGAGCTCCAGTGCATATCCAAATACGCACGGTCTCGTTGATGCTGCGGTTTTCAACAGCGGTAGGGACTTGATAGCCAGCGTTGAAGTTGGCCACCTGCTTGTAGGAGTCCTCGCCGTTAGACGGGCGCTGGCCGGACCCGCTGGCGCCGAATGCTCCGGCTGCGCTCTGGAAACAGGCGCGGTTCACGAAGGTTATCGTTCCGGTGATATTCCGAATCGCGTCACCCTGCTCGCCCGCGCCAAACGCCGAAGCGTTGCCGCCCTCCGCGCGCTCGAAGTGGCCGTTCTTGGAGGCGTAGGTGGATCCAGCCTGACCGAAATACTCCCACGTCCCCATATACAGGTCCGTCGGCGCGGCCATGCCAGGGTACTGCTTATACACGGTTCCTTGAGGAGTCCATTGTTTAGTCGCGTCACCGTAGCGCGACCCGAACTGCGCAGGCGAGAGGCTCCCGCACATACTCTGGATCGCGGCAACTATGACGTCGAGATTCCCGTGAACCTCGGACGGAAGCAGCGAACGACCAAGCGCCGTGCCGTATACTCCGTAGCTCTCCGGCTTTTTTATTAGTGAAGTATCTATTCCGCCCATATATCCTCCAGCATTACACTTTGTCCATCAAGAAAGACGCCGGTTGTCACCAGCCAACATAAAACTGCGCAAAGAACTCAAAATCAACCGCCGCCCCTCCACCTTGCTGCACTCTTCCGTCTGGATATACATACAGCCATTTAACGGCGGCGGCTCCGACACACGCGAATACTATTGATTTTGGCGGCCTGTACCCGACGGGCAATGTAAATATGACCGAGTCAGCGGTACCACCGACAACTACGCCCTGTAGGTAAACAAAACCGTCTGCGGTTTTCATAAAAGCCGTATTGATGAAATCCGCATGATTTTTCCAGCCGTTCTGGAATGCCGGCTGATTTGGATCTCCCACACACCGCAAGCCATCATCGGGTCCTATTAGCCCGTAGACCTGCACTCGATCATACGGATCGATGTACATACGGCGAGTAGTGTAATCAAGTGCAGCCCAAGGAATACGTGCGGAGGATTGAGCAATAGAAGTGGCCACGTTTATCGGCTTGGTCACATCATAAAAAACCTCGTCGAACTTCATCGAGGAGGTCTTGCCTCCGTTGAACACGAGGCTCATCGCCGGAGCGCCGGCCGTGTACAAGGTCCCGAGATTGACGTTCTCATCGCCCAGGACCGCATGAAGCTCGTTACTGGCCGCTATGTATCCCAGGGCGACGTGGACCCACTTGCTGCGGCCTATCAGCTTTCGCGTCGAGGACGGGACGCCGTTCCTCATCACGACTATGGAGAGGTCGGTGTCGGCCTTGGCGGACGTATAGGCTTTTTCTCCAGAGGCCGCCGGGTCGGTGTACTCGGTCTCTCCTGAGGTCCCCGGATCGGTGTACTCGATAGCGGACTCCAGGAAGCGGAGCCTCACACCGTCGGTCGAATTGCCGACGCTGACGATGTCGAAGTTGTCGACGACCTCGGGGAGCTTCACCCAAAAGTCGACCCACCAGTCTCCGAAGAGCTCCGCCCCCAGGCTCATGGTCAGGCTCATGGCTCCGATCATGCAGGCTCCTCCGACCGTAAAAGGAGCCATGGCAAGAATAGCGAAGTCCGCAGCGTCGAATGAGTAGTTTCCGTCGATGGTCCATCCAGCTACCCCGAGCTGATCTATTATGTCTCCGTCTAAGTGGTAGACCCGCGCCGCATTTGAGGGGTAAGGCCGTCCGAGGTCAAATCCCCTAGCCCGCCTGGTTGCGTTTGTTCCGTTGGAGATTATCAGGGGGCCGTCGGAGTAACACTGCTGCGCGTAGAGACCCTCGAGGGCCAGCTTGACGAGGGTGTGCCACGCGCCATTGTAGTATCGCTGAAAGGCAACCTCTTCCTCTGTTAGGTGGGCTTGCTGGTTTCCGTCTACCTCGCCCGAGTCGCCGGCCAGGAAGCCGCGATCCTTGTCGATGATGACGTCGCCCTCGATAACCGCCTGTAGGGTCTCGACGATGCCCGCTGCGAGCTTGTTCGCGGTGACGGCGTTGGCGGCGATATCGCCAGTCTGGATCTGCGAGGCGACCCCTTGAACTGGCGTCGACCACTCAGAACGCAGCGCGGCCTTTGTAAGCCGACGAGCTCTGTACCAGAGCACTCGAGCAAGAGGATCGCTGGCGGTGCCGGCGAGCGGGATATTCGGATGTACGAAGGCCTCGCCCGGAGAACTCGTCCAGGATCCCTCCGACCCCTTGTAATCGAACCCGTCCCAACGGAGGGAATACCACGGCCCCGCGGCCGACGGAGCAACCTGCCACTCATAGGCCGCCAGGTTGGTGAGGGCCGCCTGCTTGTCGGACACGAGCGTCACGGCGCGGAACCCAGATTGTGCGATGATCGACGGGACGTCGGGAGTGGTGGTCCCTCCTGATCTATTGTATCCCTGCTGCAGGGCTGCATAGGTCGGGAGGTTGTCGACCCGGTTGTTCAGGCTCTCGCTTTTCGACGTGGGAGACACGGGAGGGATGGCTACATAGGTCGCTGTCGGATTGATGATGACTGGCGCGACGGAAATAGCCTTGTATGAATAAAGGTCCGTTTCGGGATCTAGGGTCCTCTCGATGATGATCGCCGTGGTGGCGATGCCAGAATAGGGATCGCTCAAGGATCCGACTGCCCCCAGGGCGAATTTCGTCTCGGAGGAGAACGTGTATCGCCAGCAAGCATTCCCATAGACGAGATCTGCGAGAGCGCAGGCGAACCTGGTCGCGGAGACCGAATCATGGAGATGCAGGGCCGTCACCTTGAGGGTCTTCGATGGAGGCTCGACGATGTTCTTCGTGACTAGATTTTCGGCCGCGCGATAGATGGCATCGGCGTAGATGTCGCAGTAGTAGATATTAAGGGGGCCTGCGGTCGGGTTGGAATATGCGACCCGCCCCCGCATGTTTTGGAAAAAGGGGCCTACCGAGACAAGCACTCCAGCATCGACCTTTGAATCGATGTAGTGATTCCTTGTCATTACTATCTGGGTGAAGTCCGTATTCTTTGTCAGAGTCCCGGCTGTCGAGACCTTCTTGGCGAGGGCTGTATCCTGGTAGTCGAACCAGGTGTCTTCTACGTTGGATTCTTCAGGCCAGAGCAGTCCGGGCTGAATCGGATAGCCGCTTCGTTGATTATCATCTCCATATGGCAAGTCGGCCATGTACACGAGGCAGTCTTCTTTTTCCTTTAAGGCGTTCCATGCGACCTCGACAGCATCGGCCTCGCGTTCTATGCGCTCCGCTCTAAGCGGAGCGATGATTTTCGATTCGTCGAAGGATTCGGGCGCCTCGGGAGTCTCTACAAGCCAACGAAACACCATGAAGGATCCGTCCGGCTTCTGCCTAAGTACCATGCCGTACTCGTATAGGAGTTCATCGAGAGCGTCGCCCACCGTTCCGGAATCCTTTGCGAATCCAAGAAGGGTGGTGCGTTCGATCTCGGTGATGTCCAAGACGGCCCCGGAGATCCCAGCGAGACCTAGCAGGCGGTGAGTAATCGAAATGCCGGGATTAGCAGGATCGCACACGAAGTAGTTACGATAGGCGACTTCGTCGTCTGCGGTGATCTCCCGATCGAGCAGTATGGATAGGTCTTCGGCGTCGATGCTAATAGGGGAGACATCGGGATCGGGGAGCCCTGCCCCATTGGACTCGAGGCTAATTGTGGGAGGGATTCTCCCAGTAAATATGCACTCGCCATCCCTATAAAGACGGATAGGCGAGGAGCTCGTCATCTGGGCAAGGAGGGCAAGGAGCTCAGCGGAATAGATGAACAAGAACGAGCACTCCTGCGCCGCCCGTTTGAAGGATTCCGAACAGAGCCGATCAGTCGGGATCGCCGACATCAGGTAGTTGGATATATCCCGTTCGCCCTCCCCATCCACGAGGTCGATGGTGACGGTATCCATGCTCATTCGTCTGTCTCCAACGCCCCGCGGTGCTTCCGGCGAGCCTGCGTTCGGGTGATCTTGTCTGCTAGGTCGTTCTCGGCGAGCACGCTGCCGGCGACGTGAACCGTCGTCTGGTAATAGACGGATGTTCCGCCCTTGCCGCTGCCGAGGGTAAGGTCGCCATTGCGCAGGCCATCGGAGAAAGATTTAGGTACAATGATCTCGCCCTTATGAACTTTCGCGGGCATGTCATGAGGGATCTCGACCGCTCCAACGTCGAAACCGAAGAAATCCGCAATGCCATCTCCAACGTCCTTGAACCAACCTCCGATCTCGCCGAAGAAGTCGCTAACTCCACCGCCTACACCCTTAAAGAACTCCTTAAACGCATCGGCCATTGCATCGGCCAGATCGACTTTGTTGTCGACATCGACGTTTATTCCACTCTGCAGCTGATCCCTAATGGCCTCGAGGGCCGCGAGCTGGGCGTCTTCCTGCGACTGCAAATCAGCCAAGGTCTTGTCATAGTCATCATTGGCTTTTGCTATTCGGGAGGCGTAATCGGATTCGGTGATGGCGCCAAGCTCCAGGAGGTTCCTCAAGGCGCCCACGTTCTTATCGTAGGCATCCTTCAGCTCTTGTTTTTTCTTCGTAAAGAGCTCGGTGACCGCCTCTATCTGAGCGTTAACCGCTTTGAGCTTTTCCGCGATTTCCGCCTGCTCTTCCGCAGCTTGCTTCGAGTTCTTCAGGTAGCCGAGCTGATCGAGGCTGACTCCCATCCAACCGAACAAGGCATTAATGCCCTTTATGACGATGTTAATCACTGCGATTATCGCATTGCCGACCGGGACGATTACGTAGTCGTTCAACCACGTGAACGCCCAACCGATGAACTTGATAATGGGCTGAAGGGTCTCAAGGACGAAAGCGACTCCCTTAAGCGCGACAAGGAAGATGTTCGTTAGCGGGAGTCCGACCTTGCCGAGCTCCTCGAACATGTCGGTGAGGATCCCGAGCATCTCATCGATGCCGGAATTGAGGATTGGCTCTACCACCTCGGCCGTAGCCTTAATGAGGCCTGATATCCCATTGAAGGTCTTCTGGAACGATTCGAGCGAGGTCGCGACCTTCACCACTATCGCGGCGAGAGCTATCCATGGGTTACCGCCTCCCATGCCTATCATCGATCCGACTTCGGTGCCCTGGATCGCCTCTCCCGTGGAGGCGCCAATATAGGCCCCGACATTTCCCTGATCCTGCGCCCATTCCTTCCGCCTTGCGAAGTAGGTCCGCGCGTCCTCGAGCTCCTGCTTCGCGATGCGCTCGTCCCACGACATGCGCAGCCTTGCGATCTGATCTTCAGAATCCATACGCGCCGCCGCGATGGATAGCTCTCTGTCCCGCTGCAGCTCTAGGTCGTCTATCTTGGAATCAGAAACCATGGCGGCTGCAGCGCGCTCTTTATTCGCCAGGTCGAAGGCTGCGGCGGCAGCTTCCGCGGCTTCCTTGGTCTGGGTGTCGTAGTACTGTTTCGCGTAGCGCTCGTTGACGGTCGCGCGCATCGCCGCATATTTGGCCGTGATTGCGGAGATTTCCGCCTGGGTGAGGTCCTCGGCAGCGAGGGCCTTGGTCTCGAGGTCGTTGAGGCTGGCGATCTGCGCGGCCTGCTCAAGATTCAGGTCGTCGAGCTTCGTGTCTGTGAGCTTGGCGAGGGCGGCCTGTTCCTCGGCGGCGAGCTTGCCGGCGAGCGCCTTGCGCTTCGAGGCGTAGTAGGCGTTGATCTCGTCGATGGTCTCTTTTGCAGTCGCGGTCGTCACACCATTAGCCGCTGCGTCAGCAAGCTTCTGCGCCTTCTCGTTGTCGAGGCTGGCGTAGGGATTCGAGGATGCGGCAGCCTGAGCGTCAGCGTAGGCCTTGTTCCAGGCCTCGATCCACTTCTTGGCGTCGTCGGAGAGAGTGGATGGTTTGGGATCCTCAACCTTCGGCGTGATCGTGACGCCGGATTCAATTTTTTCTATCTCTGCCTTTATAGCCTCGATCCGAGCCTGGACCTTCGCGTCAGTTCCGTTGATGGTCTTCAGCGCCGCAGCGATCGCCGTGGACGATCCCTTCGCGACCGCATCCTGGTATTGCTTCGAGCGCTTAATCGCGTTGACGACATCCTTATCTGATATGTCATTTATCGCTTGTACGGCAGCCTTAACTTTCTCCGCTTCCGTTCTGAAACCTTCCCACAAATTTTTTGGATTGGGATTTATCTTGTCCGCCAAGATTGAGTTTACTCTTCCCAGCGAGCTTGAGAGCGAAGATCCCGACGAGGCCGCCTGCCTCTCCAAGTTCACGAGCTCGGCCTTGAGCGATCGGAGCTTCTCCACTGCCTCTTGAGCCGCGGCCGTGTTACCGCTTTTCGTAGTGGCCTCTCGCATAGCGATTGACATGTCCTTATAGGCAGCTTCCGTAAGCTTCGCCTGTGCGGCGCCGGCGGCAGCGGCCTCGGTCGCCTTACCTTGCGCCGATGCGTAGGCGATATATCCCGCCGTGGCCACTCCGACGGCGGCGATCGCCGCCAGGAGGAGAGGGTTGCCAACGGCTCGAGCTGCGTTGAGCGCCATCTCGGCGGCGTAGGCGAGCCAGGTCTTGACGACCGATGCCGCCATGGCCACGGCCCAGGCCCCGAGAAGAGCCACGGCCGTCACGAGTACTCCGGCGAGCACTCCCTTGAGGAGCGGCGAGGATGCGATAGCGGAGTTGAGGCTTGTCAGCGCTCCGAGTACCGCCTTCACGGCAGGCAGCATGAGCTCCCCGAAAGAAGCTCTTACGCCGTCGATCGAATCCTTGTAGGTCGAGAGGACGCCCGTATAGGTCTGGGCGCCGCGGGCCATGCCGCCGAAGAACTGCCCGCCCTCGCTCGTCATTCTCTCCATGGCCTTGATGAAGTCCTCGGTCGAGACCTTGCCCTTGGAGAGCATGTCGAAGACTTCCTCGCTGGTCTTACCGTAGCCCTTGGCAAGCTCGTCCAGGATGGGGACGCCTGACTCCATGACGATGTTCAGCTGCTCGAGGTCGACTTTCCCCTTGATCGCCATCTTGGAGAAGGCGCCGACCATGGACTCGAACTTCTGATTGTTGCCGAGGGATAGGTCTCCGAGCTGCCCGAGGCGCAGCGTGAGGTCCTCGACGGGGACCTTCGCGGCCTGGAGTATCTGCGCGCTCTTGGCGACGCCCTGGAGGTCGAATGGCGTGACGTTGGCGAATTGTTTCAGCTGATTGAATTCGGCCGTCGCCGCGGCCGTGGACCCCGTGAGTGTCTCGAAGTTGGCCTTGAGCATTTCGTAGTCGCCGGCAGTCTGAACGGCGGCCTTGCCGGCGTCGAGTACTCCGGTGGCGACGGTGGTGAAGGCTTTGACGGCTCCGATCGCCCCGAGGGAACTCTGGAGATCCGCGAAGGATCCGGACATGGTCCCGGTCCGGGTCTCCAGCTCCTTCGAGGCGATCGCCGCGGCGTCGTACTCGAGCTTGAGGTGCTGCATCTCCTTGGCTTCGGGGGCGATACCTTTGTCGATGAGGTCGAGCATCGCGCCCCGGAGGAGAGCCTGGCGCTCCTTGAGCCCTCCGAGCTTGTCGTCGAAGAGCCTGGCGGCCGTTTCGTTCTTCTTGAGGTCCGCCTGGAGGCGGGCCATTGTGTCCTTGAGCTCATTGGCCGGAGGGACCGCGGCCTTGGCTTCCTTGGCGAGGCGCTTGTATTCGTCGGAGGTGGCGGAGAGGTTCTTCAGAGCCTCTTTCGCCGCCACCTCAATCTCTAGCCTCAGCTGCTCAGTCGTCACGGCCGTCCCTCGATCTGTTCTTCCCGGTCTTCCCGGTCTTCCCGGTCTTGCCAGTCTTCTCTTTGATCTCGTCGTTGTCGCAGCGATTCGCCTCGGCCTTGAACAGGAGCAAGGTCTGCATGGCTATCGCCGGCCAGGTGGTCCAGCCGCCCGAAAAGGGAGGGGCCTCGAGGATCTCGCCCGTGGCGTAGAACTCGTATGCGTCCCAGTACTCTTCGGTGAAGTAAGACTGGACCTCCCCGGCATGGATGAAGATCTCCTCCTCGCCATCCTTGACTCCGGTGGCGATGAGGATCCTCTCTCGCCCCGGACGGACTTTCTGGAGGTGCTTACCGGCCCGGAAGAGCCGGTAAGCGATCCTCAGTTTTTTTCGTCGACGACCCGGTCGAGCTCTTTGGTAAACTCATTGTAGAGCTCTTCGACGAGGGGCTCGTACTCGAGAGGACAGGCCCGCAGCTCGGTAGCGTTCGTGATCTTCTGCTCGCCCTTATCGTTCTCGTAGAACGCGCCCTTGATCGAGATGAGCATCCCAGCCACCACGGCCATCTGATCGATGGAGACCTCCGTTTCCCCTCCGGTAGTCCGGCCATCATTGGCGAAGTTGAACTTCATCTTCGGTTTCGGCTTAAGCCTCGACTTTAGCGCGAGATCGGGGACCTTGTAGGTAACGACGATCTGCTCGCCCTCCGGGAGGTCCCGATTGCCGTTGAAGAAGGGGATGAAGGTGCGCTTGGACTCGACGAGTATCTTCATGGTTTCTCCTTGCTTGCTCGATATCGGGGCGCCCAACGGCGCCCCGTGTCATGCTCGGGATCCCGCGATTAGGCGGCGATTTCCTCCTCGTAGTAGACGGGGTCGGCGCCGGTGAACCGGAACTTCGAGGTGTAGGCCTGGTTCGACCCGGACTTGCCGCCGAGGCTGACGCCGAAGAGCTCGATCTGGGCGAAGACGAAGGCGTAGATCTCGCCCGCGGTCGAGGTGTCGCGAATGACGCCCCGGATGTAGAGCGGATGGGAGTTCACCTCGCTCACGGTGATGACGCCGGCCGCGCTCTTGTGGACGACCTTGAGGAACTGGTTGACGAGCCCGTTGGCCTTGCCGGTCTCGGGGAGGGTGAAGACGCCCTCGAGGGAGCCCTCGCCGTCGGCCTTGCCCTTGCGGTACTTCTTGACCCGGTGCCGGAGGAGGGTGATGTCGACCTCCTGGGCCGAGAAGGACATGGAGAAGCCCGAGGAGTCGAGCAGCGGGGTGGCGGTGACGAACTGGGCCTTGTCGCCCACGGCCGGGATCTCGTCGCCGTCGGCGGGGAAGTAGTCTCCGACGATGAGGTCGCCGAAGATCGAACTCGCCGCGGCCTTGGCAGTGATGATCCAGCCGCCCTTGCCCTTCTTGGAGCCCACGCTGCCGCCCGCGAGCTCGTCCAGGGTCTTCGTGGCGTCGCCCGTCTTCTCGGTTCCCAGGGTGACTTCCTCGATCGTGGCGTCGTCGCCGATGAGGGTGATGTTCTCGCTCATGATTCTCTCCTCCTACTCGCTATCGTCGGCGCCCTTACCGGCGCCGGATGCCCTGGCGCTCCCCCTGCGGGTGGAGGCCGAGCTCTGATCCTCGTTCTTTGCGGTCGGAGCGATATCCTCGCGCTCCTCGAGGCCGAGGCTCTTGGAGGAGTAGATCGTGGCGACGATCTTCTTTCCGCCTCCGGCGACCTTGCCATAGACGCTCGACTTGACGAGATCTCGGGCCGCCAACAGCTCTTTGCTGATCATTCGATACTCCTTTACGCGGGGATCATGATGCTGACGAAATAGAGGTCGTCGAGCCACGCCACCTCGTCCTTGTCGGGATCCTGGAGGATCCCGTCGCCTTCGTTCGTGGTCGAGACAACGCGGGTATTCGCGATCGGAGCACCCAAGGCACCCTCGAGGCGCGAGCAGCCCGCGAGGTAGGACGCCAGGGACTCGCAGGCGTCCAAGGCCAGCCCGAGGCCCGTCTCGCTGATGACGCTCCCGTCGACGTAGACGTAGAGCCGGATCTCCCGCTCTCCCGTGGGCCTCGCGCCGAGCTTCTCCTTGAGTACCTTGCGGCAGCTCAGCTTGATATGGATCCCCGGTTCCTTCAGGGCGTTGGGCATTAGGACGACCTTGAGGCCGGTCCCTCGCGCGAGCTGCTCCTCGAAGAGCTTCACCGCCTCGAAAGCTTTCATGCGAATATCCTCCTGGCTGCTACCCTCGCGAGCACCTTACGGCCCGGATCGCCCAGGGACATAAAGGGCCGCGCCGGGACGTGGATGCTCCGCCTGAGCAGGAAGAGCGCACGAGGCTTCCCGGTCTTGCCCTTGCGGGCCATGATGACCGACTTCGCCACCCAGACCTGGTAACCTGCCGACTTCATCCCCTCGATGCAGGCGCGCGGCGTGAGGCCGTACTGCCGCATGAAGGTTCGAGTCTCGCGCCCGGCGGGTATGGCGAGATACTTCGACTTCTTTGCGGTCACCTCGCCGCCGTTGTGCAGGAGGCTGGCCGCGACGTGGTTGGTCCCCACGATGGCCTTGCCGCCTTCGACCCGATGGGCGATCGAGGCCATAAGAGAACCGCTATCCTGGAGAGGCTTCGCGTTCCCTTTCACGTCCTGAGTCAGCGGCGCGTTGGGCGCCCAGGATCCCGTCTTGATGCCCTTGACGATGAGGCCTTCGGCAACGACGCCAAGCTCGTCGAGCAGCTCCACGTCCACTATCCGGCGACCGATGCGGTCCAGGGTCTCGATCATCATGGATACGGTCTCCTGTGAGCCTGCTTCACGGCGCCGGCCGGGATCTTGGCTTCCTGGCTCGATCCGGCTTCGGGGTAGTCGCCGAAAGCTGCCACGATGAGGTCCTTGGCCCTGATCCGGTACTCGCGACCGGCCTCCTCGTGGCCGAGGGCCATGTGGAGCTCGTAGATGGTCATGAGGAGGACGATCTCCCGCATGGCCTGGTCGTTGAGATCGAGCACGCGGCCGAGCCTGGCCGCGATGATGCTTACCTGGGTGGTCGCCCGCTCGGCGGCGCGGGTCACCGTGGACTCGTCGCCGTCGGCGAGCTGGGCGTATAGGGAGGGCGCGAGGCGGGCAGCGACTTCGGCGGCGGCTATCGGAGTGCCTTTCGTCTCCCGAGGGACTGACAGCTGCTCCGTCACGGCCGCGGAGTCACGCGGGCCGAGAAGGTCGTCGAAATCGGTATTGCGCATCGTGCCCTTCCCCTATACGCCCGGAGCTACTTGCCCGAGGCGGCGCCGCCGCCCGAGGGTTCCGCGAGCTTGGACAGGCCGAGGGCCTTCAGCACCTTGGTTCTCGCGATGAGCACACCGAGGAGCAGCACTATCCCCGGCGGTATTCAGGAGTCCGAGCAGCCCTAAGGCGGACGTAGTACTCGAGACCGAGTTGATGCCGGCGCTGATCTTCTGATCGAGGGCGACGATCTGCCCCTCTATGGCGGGGGCCTCGATCGACAGCGAACCCGAGATGATGGTGGGCGTCGGGTAGGCCGCGCCCTCGTAGATCTTGGGCTGGGCGGCCACGGGGAGGCCGACAGCGAGCTGCTGGTCGATCGACGGGTACGAAAGCACCATGGCGTCGAAGACCTTGGGATGCATGGGCTCCCCGACGAGAGCCAGCGGGAGGCTGAAGACCAGGGCGACCAGGAAGACAAGGACGTAGAATTTCTTCACAGGAATCTCCTTTCCAGGTTGTTGAAGAAACCCGCGCGGAGTCTGGCTCTCCGCGCGGGCTGTTTTTTAAATCCCCGCTATGCGGGAATATTTATCAGGTGAGGACCTGGGCCTTGACGATGCCCTGGACGTTGACGACCGGCAGCGGCTTGGACTCGCCGATGATCTTCACGCCGGAGGGGTCCTTGGTCTCCTCGTAGTCGGCGTAGAAGGGCAGAGCCTGGCCGTCCGCGGGAACGGAGTCGAGGCCGGCGTAGATCATCTTGTGGCCGGCCTGGCGGTCCACCACGAGGAGATGCTTCGCCGGAACCACCGGGACCGCCGCGCCGGAGGCGAGGTTGGTGTACGAGGACCCCAAGAGCTGGACCGTGAGGCCGCCGCCGATGACGATGCCGCTCGCGCTGGCCTGGACGATGGCCGAATTGCTCTGGGCTCCCGCGATGTCCAGGAGGGCGGCGAATACGTCGAAACCGGCGAAGAGGGCGACGTCGTTGCCGTCTACCTTGCGTTTCTTCAGGACCTCGAGGATCCCCGAGACCGTCTTGACGACGTCGGAGAGCTTGACGTCCGCCGCGTCGAACTTCTTGGTCACCGCGGTCGAGGCGTTCCCTATGGTCCCGAAGTCGACCTCGTAGGGCTCGAAGGCGCCGCCCGCCGCGCGCATCCAGTAGTTGATCTTACCCGTGAGGGACTGGACTGCGAGCGCTTCCGCGGTGGCGCGGCAGGCCCGGCGCAGCGAATCGATGATGTTGTCGATCTCCTGCTGCAGCGAGCTCTCGTTCGCGGAGCGCAGGTTGTTGAGATCGGCCCCGGAGATGAATTCCGAGGGATTCACCGGCTGGGGCTCGATGTAGTCGACGGACCCGGAGGCTCCGGTGATCGGCTGCGAACCCGAGCCGCGACGGACGACCGGCTGGTTGATCGGCACGAAGCCGAAGTCTCGGACGCCGACCACCGGTCGCGGAATGTTCCGCGTGGTGGAGAAGAGCAGGTCCATGATCGGCGTCCTCATGTCGGGCAGCCGCCCGAGAGTGTCGACGATGGCCTGCGGCGTGAAGTAGCGACGGAGATTGAGTTCGATGGGCATTCCTTGCTCCTTTTATCCTTGCTTGACGCGCGGCCTTAGACCGCGAAGGTGCCGATGGCCTCGAGGGCCGCGACGTCGACGGCGTCCGCCGCCACGGCGCCCGTGAGAAGCAGGTCGCGATTGACCGCTCCATGCCTGACGACGAGCGCCGTGTCGTCCTCGGACGTATCGCACTCCTGGAGGTTGACGCCGACGGGCTGGGTCCTGTATCCGAGGAGCACCGTCTTGCCGGCCGCAGGGGCGGTGGTGAAGGCCGCCGAGATCGCGCCGGTCTTGTAGTTGACCGTGCCCGAGCCGGCGCCGACCAGGTTCCCGTTTCCGTCGTCCGCCAAGGCCTGGGCCGAAGCGTTGTTGTTGGCGATGGCGATGGATCCGCGGAGACAGGGGCCTATGGTAGCCGTGAAAGCCTTGTTGGCCCCGTCGATGGTGCCGGCCATCGCGACGTTTTCGACGATCGCGTGCGGGACCACCTCGCCGTCGGCGTCCTTCGCGACGATCTGGCCGTCGGCGATGACGCCGTTGTCTTCCTTGACGCTCATCGAGCCCGTGATGGGGGGATGCTGCGTCGAGAGCACGCGGGACGGGGTGAGAGTTTGCTTACCGATGTTCGCCTTCATCTCGGCCTCCTTAGAACTTGCCGTGGATCTTCGAGAGATCGAGGGGCTTGTTGGTCTCGCCGTCGCCGAGATCCGCGCGCCCCGGATTGACCGGGAGCGGGATGGACTCGAGGACCCGCCGGAGGGTCTCGAGGCTGGAGACCTTCTCCTTCTTGGTGGGGTCCGTCTCGTCGGCGAGTTCGATGGCCCCGGACTCGGCCAGCCGGTCGGCGAGCTCGAGCACGAGGCCCTGCTTCGACACGGGGACGCGGCCCTTCATGGCCGTCTTGATCCCCTCCTTGGCGGAGGTCAGGTTCGTCGCCTTCAGGTCGGCGAGCTCCTTGTCCTTCTTCTCGAGGTCAGCCTTGGCCGTCTCGAGCTCCTGCTTGCTATCCACGTCTTCCTCCTCGCCGGCTTTACCGGCTTGCTTGCCGAGCTGGTCGGCGAAGTTCTGGACCTGGTCGCGGAGACTGTCGGGGATCTTGGCGCCGCCTAAGAGCATCTCGGTGGCCGCAGTCACCAGGCTGTCCAGGGCGTCCGTGACATCTCGGAATGGCCAGGCCGAGCGTCCCTTGTCCGCGAGACGCTGGAGCGCCTGGGCCACGTCGTCCGGGGCCGCGGGGGGCGCGGCCTGGGCGGGCTGCTCATCCGAGAACATGGGCACGGCGCTATCGTCGCCGCAGTAGACCACGCCGAGGTCGGCGAACACCTTGAGATCGCGGATCTTCGGGGGCACGGCGCCGAGGAAAGCGATGTGGTGGAGATAGCGCTTTCCGTCGGAGGCCCGGCGGGGGAGCCCCACCGAGATATCCTCGTACCACTTTTCCTCGACCGCATCGGCGAGGACATCCTTGATCTCGAGCTCGCCGGACAGACTAGTCCCGTCCTCGGATAGCTCGACCTTCCTGACATCGCCGAACTTGGGCATCCAGTCAGCGAGCTTGTGGCCCAGACTGACTGGTCCCTTGCCATCGAAGGTCTCGGCTACCTCGGCGAGATCCTGCTCGGTAACGACGGTGCCGTCCTGCCCGAACATGCCTACGTGAGCCAGCTCCAGCTTCAGCTTCTTCAT